TGGCGGGTCGTACATTTGCTTTGACTGTGGGGTGCAGTCTACTTCATCGACCAATGGCGGCGGTACGGTCACAGCGGCCTATCAGATTTACACGGGTCTTCCCTACACCGAAACTTTGAGTGGTTGGGGTTCTGGGGTTTGGGTAGGGCTTCCTCTGGGTGCAGGTGCTACGACTCTGTCTTCCACCATTAACTCTTCCGTAACGACTATCCCTGTCGTGGATGCGTCTTCCTTTGCTTCTTCCGGCTATGCCATCATCGAGTCTGAGATCATTCAGTACTCTGGCAAGACCAGCAATACTCTGACTGGCGTAACGCGCGGTATCTCAGGCAATGCAACTGGGCACATGGTAGGCATTGGGGTTAATGGTGTTGTCTACAGCGCGGGTTCGCGCGGCTGGGGCACAGGTTATTCCGGAGGGGGGTTTGCAGAAGAGCTTCGCCTTTGGAGCGCCAGTAACTTTGGTCAGGATCTGTTCTTCAACCCAAGAAACGGTGGTCTTTATTACTGGAACGCCGCTACGAGCTTAAACGCCGCGGGGCAGGTGACTGGGCGCGGTATCAACATGACCAGCACGACGTTTTCTAACGTCACTCTAGGTGACATCGTCGTAGGTAACACTTATGCTATTCGCTCTTTGGGGTCTACCACGCAGACTCAATGGAACACGTTGGCGGGTACTACAGGCGTAACCTACGCCGGTGGCGATATCTTTAACTGTGCGGCTACGATTGCTACAGGCTATGGTTCTGGTGTGGTCTACGATCCTGCAATTCCTGTCGTGTCTGCAATCGTTCTAACAACAGACGAACGCCATGTAATTTCTTATGGATGCAACGACGCCGTTTCAGGAAGTCTGACTCAGGACCCCATGTTTATTTCATGGTGTGATCAGGAACAACCGCAGGTGTGGTATCCCACAGTGACGAACACGGCAGGCTCATACCGCCTGACCTACGGAAGCCGTATCATTGCGGCAGTCAAAACTCGTCAGGAAATCCTTGTCTTCACGGATACGGCCCTCTACTCCCAGCAGTATCTGGGCGCGCCTTATGTGTATGGGTTCAATCCAATTTCTGTTGACATCACGATCGTCAGTCAAAATGCCGCGGTATCAACCAACGGCATCACCTACTGGATGGGCCAAGACAAGTTCTATGCGTACTCTGGGCGTGTGGATACACTGCCTTGCGCACTTCGTCAGTATGTCTTTGATGATATCAATGCGGATCAGCTCGAGCTGGTCTACTGTGGCACGAACGAAAAATACAACGAAGTCTGGTGGCACTACCCATCAGCGGGTTCCGTTATCAACGACAAGTACGTCGTCTATAACTACCTTGAAAAGCTCTGGTACTACGGCATTTGGGATGTGGATGGGTTAGGGGTTGTTGAACGCTCCGCATGGTATGACTCGCACATCATTGGAAATCCAGTCGCCGCGGTGAACAACATCACAGTGCAGCATGAAACGGGATGTGATGATGGGTCTGTAAACCCTCCGGCGGCGATTGACGCTTACATTGAAACTTCTGACTTCGACATCGGAGAAGGCGGTTATCAGTTCAGCTTCGTCAAGCGCATTATTCCTGACATGGACTTCATTGGGTCTGTGAACGCCACACCGTCAGTAACCATGACAGTCAAAGCGCGGAACTATCCGGGTCAAGGCGTTGCGGGTACTACATCGGCGCAGAACATTTCAGGCGCTGTTGCTGGTAAAGAAATCACCACGCAGGTCTACGATTACACACAAATGATATGGGTGCGTATCAGAGGCAGGCAGCTCTCGTTCCGTGTTGAGAGTACGGACCTTGGTGTTAAGTGGCAGATGGGTACGCCCCGTCTTGAGCTGCAGCCGGATGGGAGAAAGTAATGGCTAATGCTAACCGTACCGCGGCCCCGGTCCTCCCACTGCCGCCGATGGAATATGACGTGCAGTATCTGAACAATTTGGTTCGACTGCTCAATTTCTGGATTCAGCAGACTCAAAACCCCGGTGATATCCGCGGCACTGCTGTTACAATTACAGATAGAGAGGGTAAGCTCGCATTATCCGTACAGTCTGCCGAGATGGTCGATGAAAATGTGTTCATCCTTGCGGAGCTTCCGACCAGCGCGACGGGTCTGGCTAAAAACCAAGTCTGGCGTGACCCTGCCACCAACATTCTTCACATAACGCCTCCGTAGGAGCGAGCATGTACCACACCACATCTAAAGGCATCGCGGCTCTCGGGCGTAATGGGGATGACACTCTTCTTCATGTAAAGAAAGATGAGCTCGCGGGTCTCGAAGCGCTATTAGGTCCTGTTACGACCAACCCCAAGACGGGGCTTCCTGAAGCCTTTAACTGGACAGATATCTTGACCTCTTTAGGTTTAGGTATTGCGGGTGCTTTGACTGGCGGCGCGGCGGCTCCTGCATTTGGGGCTATTGGTAGCACTATTGTCGGCGCAGGTACAAGCGCTCTGGCTGGTGGAGCATTGAGCTCTGCACAGGGTAAAGGTTTTGGTCCCGGCGCTGTCGGAGGCGCGATTAGTGGGGGTATGGGAGGGTTTGGCGCTGCTGATATTCCGGGCGGACCAGTCGCTAGCGCAGCAGAAAAAACCGCAGGCGCTTCTATAGAACTAGACAATCCATCGGTATGGGATCAGTACGGCTCTAATCTGGCACAGCAAGGCTCAGCCATGCTCACCAAGCCGGGTATGGAATACCTTATGCAGCCTGTAGGGTTAGGCACGATGCTAGGCGCTACGGCGCAGGGCACAATGGAGCAAGCCAGCACAGGCGCTACGCAGCTACGTAATCAAAAGCTACAGCAGGCAAAAGCAGATGCTGAACAGCGGCAGTACTTCGCGAGTCTGGGCTTCCCCCTTCCTTCTGGGACCGCGGGCACTTCTACCGACCCTAACCAGCAGCGTGACTATTTTGGCAATCTAATCTACGGTAAGGCCGCGGGCGGGCCGATCGAAATGTCGCGTACGGTAGGTGGAGTGCCAATACACACCACTGTCCCTCCGAAGTATGTGTCGCAGTTTGAAAACTCTGATGTGCAGGACAATCTCGACCCCGCTTTACAGAACCTACAGGGGATCGCACAGGGTGTGCAGCAGAAACTGAGCGGGCAGGGTTTCGCTACTGGCGGGTACATGAACACAAACCCCTTTAGCCCTCAAGATTTTTACCCTCAGTCTCGCATCGCGAGCGCGCAGCCTTATGCTGCTGCAGGAAACACCGGAGTCATTAACACTCTCGCGCACGGGGCGAGCTTCGCTGAAGGTGGCTCAACCTACGATAAAGGCGGTTTCCTCGACGGCCCCGGCGATGGAATGAGCGATGACATTCCTGCCAACATTGATGGGCAGGAAGAAGTACGTCTGGCAGATGGTGAGTTTGTTGTGCCTCCAGAACTTGTCAGCCTCATTGGTGGTGGCGATCCTGAAGAGGGTAAGCGACTCCTTGATCAGCTTCTCCCCATGGTGCGGCAGGCAGCGCACGGTAAGAAAGAGCAGATAAAGCAGGGTGCAGGTAAACTAGCCGCAGAAAAACTCTTGGTAAGAAAAGGACATGCAGGAAGTTCAGGAATCGCAGCAGGTTAGTATTGACGAGTTTCGTCATGCGATTGACGCCGCTATCGAACGAGGCGAGCTGGCTCCTGTTGATACTCCTCTTACCCATTATCATACTCCTGACCTGTACGCTCGTCGGATTGTGGTGCCTGCTGGATCTATTTTTACCACGATGGTTCACAAGACGGATCATATTGCCGTGGCGCTACGGGGGGTTATAGCTTTCTATGACCAAGATCGCATAGAGCATATCGTGCGCGCGCCCGAAGTAATGGTGACTAAAGCAGGTACGCAACGAGTGGTCGCCGTCCTTGAAGAATGCGAATGGGTCACTGTGCATCACTGTGCAGAGCAGGACGATAAGAAGGTTAAGGACGCGCTGGGATTCGAGACTATGGCTGAGTACGAAGCCACTAAATTGCTGGGAGTAGTGACATGACTTTGGTTGTTTCTATTGGAGTAGCTATTTTGCCTGAATCAGTTATGGCGGCAGTAGGAGGCACAGTCGCAGCGGGCACAGGAGTAGCGGGAACCGCAGCGGCAACCACAGCAGGTGCGCTAACGGCAGGTGCACTAGGCGCAGGTACAGTAGGCGCGGTAGGTTATGGGGCTAGTCAAATGATGAAAGGTCCTCCTAAGTCCACGCCAAATGTCCCTACGCTCGCTCCGGGGCTTTCTCCAGCCATGACAGCAAGCCAAGTCAATACGTCGGCTCCCGCAGCGCCCCTTAGCGGGCTCGCTTCCATCGGGCAACAAAAAGCACCGGGTATGGCCCACGGCGGGCAAGTACCACTAAAGAATGGCGCGTACATCATCCCGGCGGACGTAGTCAGCGCACTAGGCAACGGGTCATCTAAGGCGGGCGCGGAATTCCTCCGCAGGCTCATGGAAGAAG